CATGCTATTTGCGTCTTTTCTTAGACTAGAGAATGCACCGTAGCCGGCAACAAGGCCTGGCATCTCAGAAAGCATTGCGCCTTTGAGACCATATCCAAAACCTTTGACAATACCTCCAGCAGTTTGCTTGAGTGCGCCTCCTAGTGCGGCGCCGTAGCCAACTTTTGAAGGTGGTGCGTCTGGCGGTTGTATTGTTGCCATATACTAATTATCCTCTGTCAAATACAGAGTCTGGGTCGGCTTCAGCAAATCTTGCCGCTTTGCCACCCATTGGCTTTGACATTCCCATTGAGTTGCTTCCCATACTTGATGGCGTGCTATTGAATGATGGTGATGACATTCCCATTGATCCGCCGTGAGAGCCATATGTTGTTGTCACGCTTTGTCCTACTGGTTGCATTCCGCCATTGTTTGCGCCTGCTAGTTTTTCTTGTGTACGACCAAATGCGGCAATACCAATAATAGCACCCATAGACAAATGAAACAATCCTGCGCCCTGTAGCGTGATTGGTTGCCAAGCAGTCACTGGTTGTTTCAGTGCCGCTTGTAGCATGGCCCAAAGAATAGGAAAGAGAATGAAGTCAGTCACACATGTTATCATGTAAATCCAACCCATCATTGGACGCCACTTATTGTTCATCCAATCTTCTTTTTTCTTATCCGATTCGCTCAACTTATCGTATTCTTTTTGCGTAGCCATCGATTTTAACCTCTTCTGTGCATTTGATTTTGTTGTTGTATTCTGTCATTTTCTTCTTCTATATGCTGACTTAATAACATTATGTAAATATCACGCTCAAAAGGGATCATATCTTCTAAATCACTTAAATTGTATTTATGATGTTGCATCAGGGCAAAATTGGTCTTGTAATAGTTTAGTAGACTATCATGCCCCATCACAATGCGAAAAAATTGGACATGCCCTCCAAAGAAACTTCATCATCGCAACCACACTTTGTACATTTCCAATTGATGGTATGTTTAAGTTTAGGCATTGTTTCAAAGAACTTCATCACACTGGTGAATTGTTCTTGAGAAAGATTGTCGATAAATTCTGACAATTCCTTCTCTGAAGAATCTTCTTTTTTATAGACTTCTTCTTTGTCGTAAATGTAGTCAATGCTTGCAACCAACAATTTAGATGCAATATCTAGTTGACTGAGATTTTCTACATCCAGTTCAGCAAAATCTGCTGTTGGATATTTTAGTTTAATACCTAATCCAGTATTTTCATCAATGATGATTTTATCACTGTGTTCAATTGTCTTTTGAACTTCAACTTCCATAATATTAAATTTGAATTGAGTTACGTTTTCGCACTCTTCATTTTTTGAATTAAATCCAGTAGGATGACGTAATTGTAAATCTACTACTTCACCGATTGATTTGCCTCTCAATCTCATAAAGAAATATTCCAAATCAAATGTCGGCAACTTATCAACATCAACATTGTCACCGACAACGCAATTTCTGATGATTTGTTTTACTGCTGTCATAATTGATTTTGCTTCTCCACTCTCTAATGCAAGTAAAAGAATTTTTTGTTCTTTCACTAAGAATGGGCGATATTGAACCGGCTGACCAGATGATGATAAAGTCAATTCAAAGATGGGTGTGTTAATTTTTGGCAATGCCATGATATACCTCCAAAGGTGTTAATGATTAAAAAAATGTAATTGTTTAAGTTGTTGATAGGGATGAATATTCATATTTTACATATGTGTAATGTCGATAAAACAAAGTAACTCCAAAACGCTGATATGAATTTACTTCTTCCCATGTTGCATTCATAGCTGATAATGCAGTCGGGTAAATATCATGCATCTCATACGCAATAATAATTCGACCAGCTTCATCTAATTGTTGAACTTCTAATGAAATTCCCCTAGCATAGTGTTCAAAGTATGAAACTAATCCTCCAGTGCTGGCACCAGACTTCATGCCTGCTGGACCTATGATTGAATCCATCCAAGATTCAAAAAATAAACGTTCTTTCATGTCTGCTGAACATATAATAGAAAGTTGAATGTCATTGTAAGTAACATCGTACGGAAGTTTCAATGTGGGCCCACCACCTCCAGTGTCTTCTGATGTTGCAATTGTGCGACCAGGAAATTCAGCTTTCTCACATCGAAATGAAAATTCATCAATATTCGTCACATCGTTTCTGTCTAAATAAGCGCCAAGCTGATCGTTTATGTCACTAGATGCTTTATCCCATCCACGCAATACTGCTTTAAATAAGTTGGGACGAACTGGTTTACCAATAGCAGTCTTAAAGCCTGAAATGCTGAATGTTGGATTAGTATTAGTAGTTGCCATCTTATGTTCTTCCTATTTGTTTGCGTGAATCTTCCCAAACACGACCTGTGTCTGCTTTTCTGAAAGACTCTGTTGGTAGAAAGATAGCAATGTCCCACTCATTTACTTGTATTTCTAAGAATTGAGAACGCACATGACTTCTTAAATATTTCTTTAGCATTGGTTTAAAGAATCTGTACTTGGATGCAGACTGTAAAATAGAATATGAAATTTTGACTTTTGTTGTGTCATCATATTTTTTGTTTGTTAATGTAGAATACAATGCATTCATTAATTTAGCACGTAGAACTGGTGGCAAGTAATGAAAGTTAATTCCTAAGAATCCATCAGAGTCCATTCTCACAGGAAAGATTAAAGGAAATGTGTCATAGTATGGCAAATCATTTTTTGTTTTTGGATCATACTTGAATGCGTACATATATCCAAATTCCATTGACGAAACTTTTCTTACTTCATCGGTTCTTCTTTCAAAGACTCCAGGAGAAATATTTGATGTTAATTTGCCTGCGGCTGACCTGTACCATTCCCTTGCCGCAATTGTTCTTGCAGGAATGATGCCTTGTCTTGCGCCTTGAATGAGTATGTTGTCAAATATCATCTTCTATTTATCTCAAATCTTTGTCGGTTATGATTTTAAATTCCCAATTTCTTTCAATTGAGTACTTTGTTGCCGCTTCCCATTTTGCTTGATTAACACCCCATGTCATTACTTCATTGATGAATCGTCTAGTTGGTTTACCATTGGGTGTGTTTTTTCTAACTGGAGGGCGTGTTTGTATGTCTGGCTTGACTTCAATCAATACAGATTTTATCTCTCCGTTCTTGTCTTTGTATTTCATCCAGAAATCAACAAAATATCTATGATATCTATTGTCAACAGGAGACACATAAGGAACAACAACTTCTTCTGAAGACCATTCAAGTATAGATGAAGTTTCATCACAATACACCATGAATCTTCTTTCCAACAAACTACGATATGTAATATTTGTTGGGTTACCTTTGTACTTTTGATAGTTTTTAGGTTTAAATTTACCTTTGTATGACATAAATAGAATAATGATTAATAGAAGGAAAAATAAATGGCAACAAGAACGCCCTTTACAACAATACGTGATAACTTTGATTATCCTGCTAAAGACACCGAACTAATATTTGGCAGTGACTATGCACACTCAGAATATGTTATTCCCATGGCCAGATTTAAATTCTTTGACGCAACAGGCGCAGAATCATCTGCACCAACTATTTATATACGACTTGGCGGCACATTCAATACACAATTAAGTAATGGATACCAAGAAACAACAGGTATATTTGGAAGTGTTACGCCGGGCGCAGAAACTGGCGTTGAGGGTGGGTTAGCGGGATTTACAAAAATATTAGGTCAAGTTAAAGGCAGTGCTTTAGAAGCAATACAAAAGGGCTTAGCAAATGCTCTTGGGGCTGGCGTTGGATATATTGCTAGTGCTGGTCAATCAGGAAAACCTCAATTGGAATTTTTGACTAGAAAACTATTCAACAGTTTTCAACAATTGATCTATCAAGGCCCTAGATTTAGAGCATTTCAATTACCATTTAATATGAAACCAACAAGTTTTCAAGAGGCAAAAATAATGCGTGACATTATTCATACGTTTCGTGTGGCATCGTCTCCTAGAGGAAATACTGAAGATACGTTAACGGGAGATGATGAAAATACATTGGCAAACTCTGGTATAAGTCAAGAAGAGTTTGATAGAATTAATGCATTGCCAGAAGAAGAAAAAAGAATAGCATTAACTGAACTTGGGTTAGATGCATTTAATAATGAAACTGGAACTGAGATCGCGGAAGCATCTAATGCACCTTTAACATTTGGATATCCAGACATGGTTCAGTTAGAATTTATATTATACAAAAAAGGTATTAGCGATGTTAACGTTGGTGAGGACACATATACTGACACCATAACTATGTTATTTCAATCTGAATATTGTATGATTGAAAATGTTGGTTTAGACTATGGCGCACAAAACAAAATGGTATTTCTTTCGAGTCCAGAGTCGGCAGGCGATGCAAACAACATCGGTGAATATTTTCCATCTGAAGTCAATATGACAATTGCACTAAAAGAGAGCGTATTGATTACAGCTGGATATGCATCAGCAGAACACGGAACAGCAGGCAGAACAATTTTCTAATCATGTCAATATACACATACTTTCCAAAAATAAATTATAAAGTCGATGAATATGATTCGTTAAGAGCGATTGATATAACATCGGCTATAAAAATAAAAGAATATCTGAAAAGCTATAGAGGCATATTGTATACTCCGTACATTGTAAAAAATGGTGATCGCCCTGACATTGTTTCAAATAAACTTTATGGTGATCCAAACTATGATTGGATTCTATTGATTGCAAACGACATGTATAGCGTATACGATGACTGGCCAAGAAACACCTTTGACTTAGAGACTTTCATAATTGAAAAATATGGAAGTCTATCATCAGCCATGTCTACTGTAAAATATTACTACAATTCAAGTCTTGATATTATTGATGAAACAACATATAACAATCTTGCTTCAAATGCAAGAAGGTCAGAAACACAGTATGAATATGAGTTGCGAGTAAATTCTAACAAAGCAAAAATAAAAGTTGTTAAGAGAAGTTTGATTACTGCGATAACGTCAGACTTAAATACAATTGCCAAAAAGCCAGTATTATAATGGTAACCACAAACGCAAATTTTCCAGCATTCACTAGATTTTCTCCTAACTTAGGAGGAAAATTAAACATAGAGATAACTCAAGATCCAGTCACTCGTCCTGGAGTTGGGTCTGATGTTGATGTTAAAGAACTTTTCTTAATTACTGCTTATGGTGAAAAAGTAGATTTAAAGGGTGCATTTAGAGATATTGAAATTGTTGAAGATATGTTCTCGGCGTCAATTGAGGGCGTCATTACTATTGAAGATACTGGTGGTGGTTTAGAAAAGTTTGCAATACGTGGTGGTGAAACTATTGGTGTTAAAATTGCAAAACCAAAAAGTAATGATGTAATCATTTGGAGAAAAGATTTAATCTTACACAAAATTAGTGAAAGCGTAGTAAATCAAACTACCTTGAGTAGTGTATATCAATTGCAGTTTGTGTCAAGAACTTTTGTCAATTCAACTAAAAAATGCTTATTTAAAAGCTATAAGAATATGTCAATTGGTGATGCAGTATCGTCTATGTTTTCTGAGATTGGTGGTCAAAACGATTTAGTTTTAGAAGACCCTAGAATCACTCTAGAGAAACCATTTATATCTACAGGACTCATGCCGCATAAAGCGATTGAAGCCATGACACATAGAGCATGTGGCAAAGGTGACTTTTATGTATTCTTTGAAAGATTAAATCCAGTATTTGCGACAAACACAGAAACGGATGAGCCTTTTACTTCTTCATATTATTTTGGTAGTCTAAGCAAATTAATTGCAGATTCAGCACAATTTGGTGTATATAACATTAAATTTTCTGAAAAATTACAAGCAAACCAAGAAGATTCAACAATAAGAACTCTCAAGTATGAAAGAAGAGAGAACTTTAATCATTTGAACGCAATGCTGTTGGGACTTTACAATACAACGATTACGTCAATTGATCCAATATCAAGAACACATGCAATGAAAAAATTGTCGTATGCAAATGGTGAAAACGAAAGCAAAGATTTTTACTCATTTAAAACTATAGATAATTTTAATATTTTTTCTAGATATGATGATGTTGCTGGAGAAACTCCAGGAAGAAAATTAATCACATCATCTTTAAATGATTCAGTAAACAGAGATGCATGGCTTGCAAATAATATCTATGGACATTTAAGCAAAAATCTATTTCAAATTGGTATTGAAATTGAGGGCGGTAAAAATAATATTGGTGTTGGACATATTGTACATTTTACAATTCCTAGTTCTTTTGAAAAGTTAGCCGACCCATTAAATCCAAATCCACCTAATGATAAAATTTATTCGGGCAAATACTTTGTTGTGGCAGTAACCCATAAAATTTCATTGGGTGAATATACAAAATCATTGGAACTAAGCAGAGCGTCTGTGCCTTTTGATTTTAATACTGGACTTGGATCAGATCAAATTGAATCAATTTTACCAAACAGAAGATATGCAGATAACACAGAGTCAACAACAATAGTTGACAACTATTGGAGAAAAGGTCTGGTACCATGAAACTAAAATTTTCAGAATATGTAGATTTAAAAGACTACAAAGCAACCCAACTTGTAGAGAAACAAATTCTTTACAACAATGGCGCAAAGTATGGTCAGATTGTATTCCTTGCTGGAGGCGCTGGCTCAGGCAAAGGATTTGCTGTTCAGCATTTTATGCAAGGTTCTGACTTTAAAATTCGTGACGTTGACGAATTGAAGATTGCATTTCAAAAGTTAGATGCACTCGGTAAATTCACGACACAGGACTTATTAGACAAGTACGGCGACAAGATTTCTCAGAAAGATAAAGAACTTATTCAAAGAGAATTGACAGACAAGAATTTAAAGATGGGTGAATTGAATCTTAAAACTCCAACTCATGTTTATATTCTACACGTTCTCATTCGTGCAACTGACGTAAAAAACAAGACGTTAGACTTGATGCTTGCTGGCGCTGAAAAAGGGCAATTGCCGAATCTTATTTTTGACAGCACATTCAAAGAAGTTGAAGATATGACAAGTGTTTTACCGAAACTGTTTGATGCTGGATATGAACCAAAAAACATTCACGTATCTTGGGTTCTGACTAACTATCAGATTGCAATCAAGAATAATAAATTAAGAGCAAGAGTTGTACCAGAAGATATTCTGCTTGCCACTCATGCGGGTGCGGCACAGACTGTATATAACTTAGTTACAACTGCAATGCCACCATCCGTTCAAGGCGGGGTTTATGTCATTCTAAATAACCCAGAGAATACAATTTTTATTGTTGATCCAAAAACAGGTAAAGCATATAAAGATAAGAAAGGTAATCCTGTCATTAAAGACTTTAAGTATTTGACACTTAAAGAGCCAGGAAAACCAGCTAAGAAAGAACTTGATGTGAAAAAACAATTACTCACTTGGATCAAAGACAATGTTCCTCCCGGCGCAGTAGACACATCAGAATTAGATAAGTTATGAAAAAATTTAAAGAATTTGTACAGGGCACTACTCTTTCACAAGAAGAATGGGAAGAAGAAGTTTTTGGTCCAAAATCGGGTGAGATACTTAAACAAGTCTGTGAAGAAGACCAAGAAAAAGAAATTCAGCACTTCAAGAACATGGAAAATTGATGAGAAATTTTATTGGACAAGATGGATTTGTTTGGTGGATTGGAGTTGTTGAAGATGTCAACGATCCTCTGACACTTGGTAGGTGCAAAGTGCGATGCTTTGGATATCATCCTGCAAAGTCAACTAATCTAGTTCCGACTGAAGACTTACCATTTGCGTTATCTATTCACCCTTTGAATACACCAAATCTTTATGCAACACCTAGGGTGGGTGAATGGGTTTTTGGTTTCTTTTTAGATGCATTGTCTGCACAAGAGCCTGCGATTCTTGGATATCTTCCTGCAATTCCACAAGCAGCCGCAGAGTATTTCGGTACTGTACCAAACATGACTAGAAACTTTGCTAACGTTGTTGATAAAAACGATGTTTTGTGGGATGTGAACAATGCATCAATTGGAATTTCAGCAGGCATAAACTTAACGTTAAGAGGAAAAAATAATTTAACCTTGTCTGATAGTGTAAATACAACTACACTTAATGCATTGCTTTCAAGAATATTAACACTTGAAGACAAATTGAATATAGTCACTACTGTCAATCAATTGAATACAGTTCCTCTTGTTCCTGCGTATCAATATTCAGAGAATTGGAGCAAAGCATTCACTTTCACGCCAGGTCAACAATTCGGTGTAGGCGGAGTTAAAGATCGAAATTGGGGATTGTACAGGTCTTGGTATGGATCTAATCCTGATATTACTTGGGGATCAAGCGGTGTCACTGCCACCAAGACTGATTTGTCTGGTATAGTTTCACTTAAAGCGAGCGGCAAGGGAGTTGATGTAGTTATTGTGGATGGCGTTATAGATTCAAATCATCCTGAATTTGCTGTGAATCCAGACGGTACAGGAGGCAGTAGAGTAAAGTATTTCGATTGGTATTCTCTAAACATACCTGGTGATCCTAGTTATGGTCAAACATACAATCCTCCCGTAACAACCGATCGCAGTTCTTCTTCCGATGACAGTAGACATGCTGTTCATGTGGCAGGTACTGTGGCAGGTAACACACAAGGATGGGCACCTAATGCTAATATTTACAACATAAGTCCGCAGTATGTGACAGGCGGTGTTCAATATGCTTACTTATACAAATATATTTTGTATTGGCATAATCAAAAACGTGCGGCTGGTGACATGACACCAACAATTGTAAATAATAGTTGGAGTTCACGATACACAATAAATTATACTAATATCACATCTGTAACGTATCAAGGATCAACTTACACAGGTCCGTTTACTATTAATCAATTGGCAGCATATGGCATCACCGTTGACTCTGACGGCATTACTCGTATTGCATTAAGAAATGACGCAATGGATGCTGACATAGAGGCTTGTATCAATGCAGGCATTATCATGGTCGCCGCGGCAGGAAATGATACTAGTAGAATGACAACAAATCCTAGCGATGTTGATTACAACAACACGGTGACGGCAACAGGCGCTAATTCAGGCAACCCTATATATTATAGCCGCGGTGCATCACCGGGTGCGACTTCGGGTGTTATATGTGTGGGTGCAATATCATCATCAACTGATATTCCAGGTCCGGACAGAAAAGCCAACTTCAGCAATCGTGGACCTCGTGTGGATGTGTTTGCTCCTGGCACAGTTATTACTAGTGCTTGGCTTACAAACATCATTACATCTCAGGGACTTTTACCTACACCTGTGCTTGATGCTAGAGATTCCAGATATTACGTTGCCAAAGTTAGCGGTACTAGCATGGCTTCACCACAAGTATGCGGTGTATTAGCATGTGCATTGGAAATAACTCCCACAATGAATCAAGCAGATGCATTGGCTTATATCACCCAGAATGCTGGAATAAATCAGATTCCCACAAGCACTGGTGGTGTAACCGATGTATACGATATGTTAGGTGCACCAAATCGTTATCTAGCAGTACCTTCTAATCTAAAGGGTAGTATATAACTTAAAATCACAGTCTACACAGTTAATGTAGCATACTGTCAAGCAAATGTCAACATTTTATAAGGAAATAATAATGACGAATCACGAAAACTTAGTAAATTTATTTGAATCATATCTTGCAGAAAGCACAAAGTTTGACGAAAAGGGAAACAAAGCGGCTGGCACTAGAGCAAGAAAAGCATTAGCAGAGTTCACTAAAGCCGCAAAAGAACGAAGAAAAGAAATCCAAGACGCAAAAACGGTAGAATAACAGATATAAATAAAAGAAAAAAATGGCAGATATTACTTTTTATAAAGATTTACCTTTAGATTTCACACCTCATCCTGTGACTGGTGACGTTCGTCCCATCACAAATGAAGTTGCGATTAAAAGG